TCAACAGGCGGGTTTTAAGCCGTTGAGCTGATTGTTTTCTTTCACAGCGGCGGCGCGCTGGAGATCGAGATAAGCAGCCAGGTCGCCGATGTGAATGCCCTTCGCGGACTTCTGGCTCGGCTCCAGTCGGGTGATTGGAATCTTGATCTGCCCACTCAGTACCTTGCGCTGAAACATGTCCGGCGTCAGATGAGTGAAGTAGTCCCGGCACACTCGATCAAGCGGGATGATCGCCTGGCCGTCGTACTGGGCCATCAGAATAAAAGCTGTGTTCATGATGCTCCCCTCACATCCGAAACGATTGATGAATGAACCTCGGCCGCGCCACTTCCTCCACCAGATTTTCAGTCCCAGTTTGGACGTCACAGACAAAGCGGTGCCGCTCCCGGTTGGTCGCTGTCAGCGCTTTGGTCAGGCCGGGGATAGCGTCGAGGCATTGCTCGTAGGCGGTATCTCCTTTCCAGCTCTGAGTCGGTAACACCTGGCAATCCGTCCGAGTTGCGTCCGTGCACAGATACAGCAGCAGGAAAACAGTCATAGCGCGGCCTCCTGCTGTGCCACGCTCAGGCCCACCGCTATTGGGCGAACCCAGATCGGCATGCTGTTGAGCATGAAGGTTTCGCCGGAGGCAGCCAGCAACAGCGTGGTACCCATCACATTGGCAATTGCTTCGGCAGCGTATGGCGGCACTGCGTTGCCAATCCGCTCACGCCATGCCTGATCACTCAGACCGTCCAGCTCGAATTGTTCTTCCGGCTCAACCAGGCTTTGTATAGCGGCCAGCTCCAGCGTGGTGAAGGGGCGGTGCCAGGTGCCGTCGAGACTTTCAATCACGCAGGTCAATCGGTCATTTGCCTTTGGCATGCGCGGATCCGCCACCGACCACCGTCCGTTGTCCTGCTTGGCGCTGGCCGATACGGCTCCGCATTGCTCGTTCCAGCCGACAACACCGTAGTGACCGCCAGTCAGGTAGGCATCACCCTTCGTGCGCTTCATACCTGGTCGAGGGTCCTGAACCGCGAATGCGCCTTGCCCGGTGGTGCTGCCGGCGATGACTGTTCCTGTCGATTGATCCCACGACGAAACCAGGTACTTGCCGAAGCCGTCGCCAGGCCGGCGAGGATCAGCAACACTGAATGTTCCCTGCCCGGGCGACTTGACGCCGATAACCGCACCACTGGTTTCATCCCACCGGCGCACGCCGTACTGCTGGTATTGAAGGGATCCTTCCCGGGCGCGTGGATCGGCTACCGAGAACGCACCGTTCGTTGGGCTGCTGCGCCCGGCAACTGTGCCGGCGGTGTCTTGCCATTCATGCACACCGAGGTAGCCCGCACGGTATTCCGGAACGATCACCAGATCACGCAAGTAGCCGTCCTCGATCGCTAAATTATTCAGACTGCGCCAATCTTTGCCGGCGGTGACCAGGGCGAGTCGAACCCATGTTTTCCATTGCAGCGCCGGTACCCGATGCATTGGGCCGGCCGCTTCGATATCGCCGGCGAGCGGCATGCGACCGAGGATCGAGCCGACAGACTTGAGTGTCTTTTTTTCTGGTTCGTACAGAAACGGCGGCACCTTTTCGATGTGACGGGCTACCAGCAGAAAGCGCTTGCGGCTCTGAGCCAGGCCGCCGATGACGCCGCAGTCGTGAGTGGTCTCGGCGACGGCGTAACCGAAGTGCGACAGCACCTTGTTGATCTGGTCCAGCAGATGCCGGCCGCGAGTAGCCAGTCGTGGCACATTCTCGAACACCAACAACGGGACCGGGTCATCCTTCCAGGCTTCCCCAAACAACCAGATGCAACGCAACGTCAGCTCGTTCAGGGCCTGATACTTCGGCGTAAGGCTCATCTTCTCCGACAGCAAGCCTGAGGCGCCTTTGCACGGGCTGGAAATGAACACCGCGTCGGGCCGCTCGTAGTTGGCCGCACGTCGAACTTCCTCAACGGTCGCTTCACGCCAACCGGGTGGCGGCTCTTTCCCGTGGAAGCGCACGTACTGATCGCGAGTGAACAGGTCCAACAGCGTGCCTTTGACCCCGCTCAAACGCTCGAAGTCGGCCAGCCCGGCCGCATCAATGTCGATGCCGCCGATGCACTGCCATTCCGCTTGGACGTTACCCACAACGGGCTTGGATTTATTGAAGCCTTTGGCGCCGCCACCGAGGCCGCAGCAGAAGTGAAAGTGTTTGAGTGTTCGCTTGAGCATGGTGCTTCTTCCTTTGCAGGCGATGGGGGAGTTGCAGCTCCCCGTTGTGCGCCCGGTGATTCAAATCAGCGCGCGTAGCGCCGTGGCTTGTTCTTTTTCGCTTCCGCCTGCGAGGCCATCAGCTCGGCCCACTCGGCAGATTTGCGTTTCTGTCGGATCCGACTACAGGCCTGGTGCTTTCGGGTGGATCGGGCTTTGCCGCAGATGTCGCAACAACTCGGGAGGTCAAGCCGATGGCTCGCCATGGGCGGGCGAGTGCGTACGGCAGAGTTGGGTGAGGCTTGCATCAGGCGTCCCCCAGCAATGCGCGAGTCAGGGCGTTGCGCTCGCCCTGATGAGTCAGCTTGTTCAACGGCTGCACACTGGTTCGGCCATTGCGCAGCTTCACGACCGCCGTTGCGCTGTCTATCTCCGCAATCTTCCCTTCGCGAACGCTCAGACTGACGCTGTGCCCAGTGCTGCGTGCAGCGACGAAAGTCACGTCGTCGCCGACTTTGAAGGCGTTCGTGGTAGCCTTCGTGCCGCCACTACTTGGGTTCTGTGCTTGCATGGTGCTTCTCCTTTGGGGTGGTCGGTGTCGAGGGATTGCAGTCCCTCGGCACCACTTCTTTTGGGGCGTGAACTCATTGATCAGCCGGCGCGGCGAACCAGGTGAATCGCCAAGCCTTTAAGCTGCTCGTTGCCAGCAGCCTCCTTCTGCCACTGCAAAATCTCTTCGATCTGTTTGCTCGAGCAGTCATCGACAAGTAGCGTCCGCTCGCCACGCTCCAACCTGACTTCCATGATTCCGAGCAGGCCGTGGTGCGAATACGCATCCGCATGAATGATTCCGGCCGGTCTGCCTTCGGCCAGTTGCTGCGCCTCGATGGACCTGAGCTTTGTCGTCTTACCCGTGCCGGCGTCGCCGGTGATGACGTGTACTTGCATGGTGCTTCTCCGTTGGAAAGTGCCCAGCGTTGCAGCGCTGGTTGCAGTTAGGCGCTCTGAAAAATCCAGCAGCGCACAGTGGTGGGTTTGTTGAACATCGCGTTGCCGGCGGCCTGTGAGGCGCGAACTGCGCTGTACACCGCCTTGTTGGTTTCAACCCATTTGCGGCTGCGGCTGTTCACCAGCAGCCCTCGCAACGTCTTGAGGTCGGCGAGGTTTTGCCGATGCTCGCTGGCCTTCTCGGCGAACTCGTTGAGGTTGATCGCGATAAGTTTCGGGTCGGTGCTGTGGTTGACCTGCGGGCCTTCGCCCAGGCTTTCGAGGTATTCGAAGACTTCCCAGAACTCCGCAACCAGTGGGTGATCAGCGCTGATCGCGGCTTGCCGCTCCAGTGCCATGGTCATCAGCGCCTGCTGCGTCGTGGCGACGTGGTTGTCATCGAGCGGGCAAACCAAGCGCAAGCAATCGACCAGGGCCATCAACTGGCTGTGGTTCTTGATGATCCGCTCCACGCGGATGTCCTTGAGCTTGCGCAGATGCTGTTCATGAACCACCACGCGTTCGGCAAACTTCGCCATCACCTGGGCTTCAGCACGCACGGCCAGCAGCAGGAAGTGGCTCAGTTGCTCGACCGGGATCAGGTTCAGGTTGTCAGCCGCTGCACGGCTCTCGGTGGTGACTTCCGGACGTGCAAAGTGCGATTTGATAATCCGCGTCAGGATCGCTTCCGACGCGCTGACATCGGCGTTCTGGCTTATCGCAATAGCACCCCGGAACGGCGGTTCGTAGGTCTCGTTGCCGCTGGTTTTCATGCCCTTGGTACCGAGCGTGCCGCCGCCGTAGAAGTCCTTCAGCTCGTCCCAGTCAAAGCCCTTGGCGTGCGCCTTGTCCGGCTCGTTGCGGTCGCCCTCGATCAGCACGACGGGCATGTTGGAGACCTGGCCCATGGCGCGCTGACGGCCGGCGCGGGTCGATTTCGATGGGTCAAAACCTTCATGCTCGCGGCCGAGCAACTTCCACAAGAAAGTCAGCAGCGTGGTCTTGCCGGCGCCGGCCTCACCGGTGACTTCAAGGAACGGAAAGGATTTGTACTGCGCGCGGATCTGCTCGGCGAACAGCGAGCCAAACCAGAAGGCCAGGGCGACGATGCCCTTGGCACCAAAACACAGCCACAGCATCGGCAGCCAGTCTGTCCGGTATTCCTTGGCGTCGCGCTGGATGTGCATGGCGATCGACTTTTGCAGTGTCTTCAGCCGCAACTTGCCGAACTCGAAAAAGTCCTCCTTGTTCACCACGCTGACAATGCCGCCACGGACGGCCAGATCGCCAAACACGTAGCAACTGTGGAGTTTGCTGTAGCCGATGAAGTCGATGGTTTCGACGGTCTTCAGGCCGAACAACTGATCCTTCATGATCTTGTCGAGCTGCTGCCCGCTGCCGGTGAACACGGCGCCGGCGGCCATGCTCAGCAGGCGTTTCTTGAACTCGCTGGCGGCGGCGACCTGGCCACCGGTGAAAGTGTTCTTCACGCTGCCGCTGTCGTGGGGAAAATCGACGCGGAAGTAGTACCAGGATTCGTCGGTGACTTCGTTGCGCTGGAAGTACAGCGCTTGCGGGTAGCAGTTGGCGATTTCGACTACGCCGCCGCATTGGCGCAGGGCCTTGTCGCGGCGCTGCTTGTCGTTCAGCAGTTGGTCTTCGTGGCGCTCGGATGACTCCAGCGCCTGCATGGCCTTGTTGAATTTCTCCAGATCCATCTTGAACCAGTAGAGCCGGCTCTCGAACCCGAAGTGAAACTCGTGTCGCTCGCGCCATTCGTACATCAGGACGCCTTTCTCTGACGCGCTTTCGGCGATCAGTAGAGCGCCGTGGTAGCGGGCGGTATCGAGGTCTTTCTCCCGCTGCTCGGCCCGCTCCGACTCTCCATCGATGAACGCCCAGCGTTGATGCAGGTCGTTCCAATCGACCTTGCGGCCATCGGCGGGTTGGGGGATCTGCGCGGCCTCACACTGATAGCCCAGGCCACGGGACTGACGTACCCAGCGCTTCGTGTACTTGTGCGCACCTGGCTCGTTGTCCAGGGCCCACACCAGCCTCGGCAGCTTCCCGCCACGCAGTCGCGCAAGTTCTTTCAGGGACTCTTCAGGGAAAGCGCCTGACGACATGGCCGACACCGCCGCAACCCCGTGATGCACCAAGGCGATGGCATCGAAAATGCCCTCGACGATCCAGAGCTCGTCGACGGCCAGCAGATCAACGCACGGCGGGCACCACCAAACGCCTTTGTAGCTGTCACCCTTTTTGAACCGAGCTTTCTGCTTGCCGAACCGGTGCGGCCGATCAATCAGGCGCTCCCAGTAACCGCCCTTGTCCAGCGCGAAACGCACAGTGGCACTACCGGCATCCAGCTCCGGAGAGTAGAACGTGTCCTGCGTGTACCAGCCTTGAATAAGCTCAAGCTTGAATCCTCGGGCGAACTCAAGATAGGCCCGAGCAGTCGCGGTCGGATGCTGTTCGGTGGAAGGGGCGCGACCGCTCCAGTCATCAAACAGATCGTCGTAGATTTCCTTGACGTGCCAGGTCTGGCCGCACTTGCTTTCCCGACCGCAGATGATCAGCCACGGGTTGTTGTGATTGGTGTACAGCTCCTTCTTGTTGCAGGCGGGGCACTTGCCGCCCCGCATGTAATCGGTAAGCGGCCGGTGCTTCAGCTCGTAGTCGCTCTCAAGGCGGCGCAGTACTTCGGCGCGTAGTTTGTCTTCCATCTTCATCGGGGCTTACTTCACTTCGCCGAGGCTTTGTTTGAGGGCGCCAATCAGGCGTTTTTGCGCGGCCATCACCGGGAAGGCCGTCAGCAGCGATCCGTGCCGCAAACCCTCGGGGATCATGCGAAAACGATCGTCATACCAGTACTCGTTGAACTGCACGGAGTACTGCGCGCGCAGTGCCTGGAGCAGGGCTTCGGCCTGCGCTCGGGGCAGTTTTGCGGTGACGGCGATGTCGATTTCCATGATCCACCTCGGATTTCAGGCAAAGCTCACCCAAACCCACGGGAAGCGGGGCAGGGCGGGGTGTTTAAAAGGGAGTTACTGAGGGTGGTGCTTGTGCGCGGAATCGCGCTGGGCCAGCAGGGTCTGCGGCAGCAGCCTTGCCGGTACCGGGTAGCGCAGATCAGCCCGGATATCGATCAAGTGCACGACCGTGCAGCCGGGGCTGTTTCCCCAGTCCACGCCGATCCATTTGCGCTGCTTGATCACCTGCAATTCTGTCCAGGCGTTGTGCACCAGTCGCTCCGCCATGAATACAGGTACTTCCAGCGACGTGGCCAAGTGGCGAACGCAGTTTTCGTAGAGCAGGTCCGAGTCCACCAAGTACTGCGCTTCGTGCCGTTGCAGATAAGCGAACGCGGCGCGTTGCATGCTGCTGCGGTAGTCGTGGGTCAACTGTTCGTGATTCATTGCGCACACTCCATTTCCATTTGGTCGAGCAGGTCGGGTTGATCGTTGGCGGTCTTCATCGCGGCACGACGCAGAGCGACGTCGGCAATGGGCAAACGCACCGATGGGTTTGCCATGCCACTGGGGCTCATTTCGTGAGTCATCTCGAACTCGGCACGCACCGACCAGCCGCAGGCCTCGTTGGTGCATTGCAGGTAGGCCACCCGCAGGAAAATGTGTGTGCCTTCGCTGGTGCGGATACGCATGCGGCCGAGACAGTGCGGGCAAACCAGTTTGTAAGTACTCACCCGGCGAACCCCCGACCATGCAATTGAATGGTTGCCAGCACTTCGGCGTAGCGGGCAGACATGTACTTCATAAGGGCGGCGATGATGGTTTCCGCCTCTCCCGGTTCAATGACCCCGTCGTCTAGAGCCTTGGCAATGATCTGGTCAACCATGCCGCGTTTGGCGGCAGCTCTCACCGAACGGTTGTACAACTCAACGTTGTCCAAGGAGGCAGGGACTGCCACTGGCACAAACATGCCGCCGTACTTGCCGGCGATGTAGTCCGCCAGATACGAGGTCCCAGCAATTTGTTCGAGGCGGTAGACGTGGTCGTCACTCAGTGGACGGCAGCCGGCGCTCTCGTAGGCTTGGTTGTCGAACTTCTTGATCGACATACCGAGTTGTGCGGCGGCGTAGAGGCGACCGCCTGGATAGGCGCCTATGACTGCGCTGATCACGTCTTTCCGGTTGGCTAGAACTGAACGTTTCATCTTCTGGTTTCCTCCCTGAGCCAACCGGCCTAGTTTGTGACGACGCCGTCTTTGATTCCGAGTAGTACCGCGGCGCGGTGAGATTCGCCCCGAAGGCATTTCTTCTGTCCGTTCAACACGGCATACACCGTGGACGGGGTGAGGTTGTGCTGATCGGCCCAGTCCTTGGCCGACAGACCCTGATGCGCGAGCCTCTCGCGGGCTTCCTTGCACGCTTGCTCCGTGGGGTATCCGTTCGGCATAGTCTCGTTTCGTGTGATTTCGTGTGATGACAGGCGAAGTATTTCCCATGCATGTGGGAATGTCAATTCGCTGTGGAGACATTTGTGGGAATTGGTGATCGCCTAAAAGAAGAGCGCGAGCGGCTGGGCTTCAACCAGACCGAGTTCGCGGCGAAGGCTGGTGCCTCGAAAAACAGCCAGTACAACTACGAGAAGGGCGAACGTAGCCCGGATGCGACCTACCTTGCGGCTGTGGCCGATCAGGGTGTCGATGTGTTGTATGTGGTGACCGGTGAGCGCAAGCCCACGACTGCTGAAAGCATCAATGCCGACGCGGCCAAATTTCTTGAGCTCTATCAGCACGTCACTGACTTGGATCGTGAAGTGTTGTTGCGCATGGTTTCGGCCTTTGCGAAAGCCGCAAGCATTGATGGGAGAAAGGAAAACGACTGATCTGGTCAAGCGCTGACAAGGTAAGTGGAAGCAACACGCCGGCCACGATGGCCGGCTTTTTCATGGATATAGAAAGGAGCGGTACGAATGGCCTTGAAGCCCTGTAAGTCTTGCAAGCACAAAGTTGATGTCACCGCGAAAGTTTGTCCGAGCTGTGGTGTCGCTGATCCGGGTATCACATTCCTCGGAAAGGTCGCCGGGTTTGTCTTTCTGATAGTCATCATCGGTGTGACAGTTTCGATGTGTTCAGGCGGCACCAAAGACAAGCCCGTCGAGAAGGTCACGCAGAGTGTTGCGCCGAAATCGTATTCGATCACGAAGGACGATTTTCAAGAGGGGCGCCCTCGTAAAGTCGAGGTTCTGCTGCCAAAGCGCTTGAGTGATGCGGAGCTGGCTGACGTGGCTAAGGCAGTTCGCGTAGACACAAAAATTAAGGCCAAAGCGACTTTCATCGGCTTCAGAGTCGAAGGGCAGACCGACAAGGCTTACTGGGCCAACGCCAGTTTTGACCCGGACTACAAGAGTTCTCTGATTGGCTTAAGCGCAAAAGACTACCAGGCGTTGAAGGCGCTGGACCTTGCTGGTTATCCGGACAAAGTCGGCAGTTGGCTGCGTGACGGAGCCCTCGGCCATGTGATGGTGCTGTACAAGCGCAACGGCAAATACGCCATCGATTCGATTTTTCCAAGCGGCGGAAAAAACACAAACAGCTATCAGGCAAAAAAGCTTCCTGACGGTGGGTTGCGCCTGGATGAACCCGGAAACAGTTTCGGCGAGTACTACGTTGTTGACGCCAGGGGGAACCTGCAAGGGTGGGGAGAAAACGGCGTGTACATGACGCTGCCGCCGGCACTGTAAGGGCCGGCGCAACTGCTGCTTACACTTCCAACGTGGTGTGTAGCTCGGAGAGTAACCATCTCGGTGGCGACATCCATTCAGACCAGGCCTAAATGATTTAGTGGGGCTGGTGGCACAGGAAGACGTGCTGAGAATGGGTGACTCCCGGGCGGTTCAGGTGCTGCGAAAAGCACCCCGCCCATCACAAGGAAATGGAGTACGCACGATGGAAAACCTTACCCCTTTGGAGCACCTTTTTTTGCACCTTCTGGCAAAGCTGAATGACCAGCAGCGTCAGGATGTACTGAGGATCATGGAGGCGTTTGCGCAGTCATCAGAGTAAGGGAGTTTGGAGGTGGCTCCGGCAATCATTCCGGAGCTGTTTTTTATATTTGTTCTCTTTTTTATTGGTTTTTTAGTGAAAACGTCGATTGTTACTGCTTGATTTATAATTTTGGTGGCAGAAAATGAATGATTTTGAAGAAGTAAGTTCTTATTGGTCTGAAGTTTTAGGTGAGTATTTCAACTCAAAGAGAAGTGGTGCTCTGGCTATTACCGGAGAGTGGGGGAGCGGGAAAACCCATTTGTTCAAAAATACAATAAGAAAAATAATTGAAGGTGGAGGGAGGAAGTGTTTGTATGTTTCTCTGTATTCTTATGGGATTTCGGGCAAGGGGTTGGACGATTTTCTAATAGAGGAATTGTCTGGTATAAAAGACGTTGATGATAAATCGAAGAATGGAGCTGGTGCGCTGCTGACTGGTTTGTTTACAAGTATTACTTCTGATCCCAAAAGCGCTGGTGTAATCGGCGCAGCGGTGATGGCAGTTGGAGGCGCAGTTAAGAAAAGAATAATTGATGCTCTTGAAGATTATGTGTTGTGTTTTGATGATCTAGATAGATTGTCCGAGTCAAACTTTCTAAAGGCATGGTCGGAGATCAATTACTTCTCTGAGTTTAAGTCTCGTAAAGTTATTATACTTTTGGATGAGACGAAGATTTTCCACGGGTCAGTGCATGCGGCTATTTACGAAAAGAATATATGGAGGGATGTTCCAATCAGGATGTCCTGTTCGGATGCTCTGAAGCTTTCGTTAGAAATGGTCTGTGCTGATTTAGCTGAAGAGTTGTCCGCCGTTGTAGATACGCATTTGATGCCGATCGTTAGTTTTTTTGATATTAAGAATGTAAGGACTATTTCCACATCTTTAGAGTTTCTTAAGCGAATTCATCTGTATAAAGTGTCAATTGGATCTGAGAAAATTGTTAATTCGCACCGCCTGAAAATGCTATATCAGGTTGTGTTTCTTGCTTCTCTTACGTCCAAATTGCGTGGTAAAAAGACAGCCGAGCAAAAGGCGACTCTGCGCAGTATTTGCAATGGTTATTATGATCGGCAGCTCTATATATCGATCGATGCAGGATAGAAAATCAGTTGTTTTGACTGATGAAGACGTTTTCATTCAATCCTTACCCTCGCTGGTTTGTAATGGTTCTTCAGAATTTAGTTTTGTGCTTGACTATGTTTTATTTGATAAATTAGAGGTTGATGATCTCAAAAAAATCGCTCGTGGTTTCTGAAGGTTATACTGACTACTCAAATCGTCCCATATGTAAGTTGTACGAGCGATTGCTTGATCGAACAGAAATGAGTGAGGCTGAATACATCGCATACTTCAATGAGGTTATTGATGCGGTTCGAAATCCAATGCCGGGTGTTTGTAATGTTAAAAACCTTGCAAATATTATTTCTGAGTTTTCATATGATTCAAGTATGGGTGGGACTCCAGTACCGTTAGATCAGCTGTTGGATATTTTTCAAGAGTCGGTTGTCAAGTGGCGAGAACTATTAGGAGCAGATGGCTACGACTTTGAAGTGGCAGGAGACGAGTTTTTTTATGTGCGACAGGGGAAGTCGTATTCTCCTGAGCTTGATGAGCTAATGACGAAATTTGATACTGCGATTAGGGATTACGAGTCGGAAAGAAATTATATTCAACGCTTGAGTGGTTGGAGCGATGATAAGGAGCTCAAAATGTTCCGAGAGTTGGCTGATAGCTTTGAAATGCCTTTATTTAAGTATGTTGATATTGATGAGTTGAAAGCTTTTTTGAGTTCGGCGAGTGGGGCGACTTTGCTGAAGTTTAACTCGATAATTCGAAAAAGGTTTTCAATGGGTGGCGCTGTGTTGGTTATCCTTGAGGAACGCGATGTTCTTTTGAAGTTGAAACTAATGTTTGAGGATGGTACGGGTTTTGGATTCAGGCGGGTTCAGTTTTCGGAGGGGTGTCAGGCTGTGGACGCCGCAATAAGGCATATCGATCGTTTCGAGAAATAAAATATTGGGTGAGGAAGTCAGCCGCTTCCTCACCCATGCTCAATTTCCCTTTAATCGCGCCCATTCGCGAACAACGGCCCGCTTGGCAGTCTTCTCCGTAGCGTACAACCAACGCAATCGTCGCGGCTTGCTCTGATCCCCAGCCGTCACGGTCTTCTCCTTTCCTGTCTTGTCGCGGTAGTACGCGATGATCCCTGTGAAATCCCCCTTGTTCTCTTCCGCCAGATCCTCAACGGTATCTTCCGGCAGCTTGCTTTCCAACTCCAGGCTGACGGTGTAACCGTTGTCCGCACTGAGCGTGTGCTGCACGTTGCCGCCATACCAAATGATTTCGTCGATCTCCGGCTTCACCCCTTCAAGCGTGTAGGTCAGCTCTGGGATCAGATCCGGCCGGCCTATGGCCAGGGTATAGCTGAGTGTCGCGCTACCACGTTGCAGCCGGTTGAACTCGGCCCGTGCAGCACGCAGGGCTGACTGCCGGTCGCTGTAGGTATGGCGCAGATCCTTCAGGTTCTCGCCACCGCCGGCAATTGCTTCCTGTTTCTTGGCACTGTTCACGTCGTAGAAGTACGCCCGCACGCCGTCGTAGCTATCGCGGTCAGCTTGCAGGTACCGGTGCTGGTCGCCATCGGCGCGGGTGAGGGTGATGTGGGGCAGTTCGGCGCCGCTCGCAGTCTTGCCGCCGCCGGCGGGCAGGCACAGCAGGCAGCCAGCCTTGACCGTCACCACGGCATCGAATTCTTCACCGACGCGGCTGATCAGGTTGGCGTCGGACTCATTGGCCTGGTCGAGCTGCAGGATGGGCAACCCGTCGAGGGCGCCGGCAATGGTGGCGGTCAGGCCGTTGCCCAGGGCGATATCACCCAGCACCTCGCCGAGCGTGGTGTTGCTCCAACTACGTTCGCGTTTGGTCTTCAGGCCCTTGCGCAGATCGGCGGAACGCGCGCGAATGCTCAGCACGTCCGGCGCGCCGGAGTGTTCGGTTTCATCGACGGTGTAGGTGCCTTTGTCCACCAGGCCTGTGTCACTCCAGCCCAGCCACAACCGAACCACCGCGCCCTTAGGCGGGATGGCCAACAGCCCATCGTGGTCGCTGAGGGTTATGCTGAGTTGATCGGCCTCGATGCCTCGGTTGTCGGTCAGGTCCAGGCTCATCAGGCGCGGGCTGATCAGTTGGGCGATATCGTTGCCATCCACGGTGATGCGAAACGCCGGCACCGGGTAGGCTGCCTCGCGTTTGTAGCGCTCGATGGTCTTGTCCAGAAAACCGGTGACGCGGGATAGGGCGGAATCGATCACAGCAGCGCCCTCATGATGCTGACGCCGGCGCTGGTACCGGCGCCGATTAGGTCAATTCGGTCGTCATCGATGCGCTTGAGGCTGAGGGTGAATTCGATCCGGCGCGGGGTGCCGTCGCGGAAGAAGATTGTCTTGGTTTCGCTCAGGCTTTCGATGATCCACAGGCCGTATATCCGGCCGCTACCCTCGACCATGGGCCACGCCTTGCCGGTGTTGGCCATCAAGCGCAGGGCATCGAGGCTGAGGGCGCTGCCGGCGAGTTCCGGCAGGATGATGCCGGGCAGGGTGATGGAGTCATCACCACGGCCGACGAACTGGCGAGCGGGCGCGGCGCCGACGCGGTTGGTGCTCGCATGGCGCCATTCAGTCTGGCGTTGCAGCTCCTGATAGGCGGCGGTGGAAAGGCTGAAAACGAACATGCCCAAGGCGAGCATCATGGCGGGTTACTCCAGGTCGGACAGTTTGCTGCGCTGGCGGGCGTTCTTTTCGCTGGAAACGCGGGCCAGCTCGGCGCGCACGGCGCGGGCGATGGCGCGTTCATCCATCCCGGGCGTGGTGTGGATGTTGATTTCGTAGGTGTCGTGGCTGTCGTAGGCTGCGGCCGGCGCCGGACTGATGGGGGCGCGATTGTCGATCGACACTGAGGAGGATGCAGCGGCACCGGTCGGCAACTGCGGTAACCCGATGGCGCCCAGCGGCCCGGCCACGGCGCCGAGCGCACGTTGCCCGGCAGATATGACCTGCTTACCCATGTCGGTGACGGCACCCAGTGGGCCGTCCTGGCCACCCTCCAGACCTTGGGTCAGACCGGCCATAGTGAAGCCGCCGAGCGCCGTGAACACGCGTGACGGGCTATGGATGCCGAGCTTTTCCTTGAACATGTTGATGGCCGAATCAGCAATCGAGCTGACGGCGTTGGTGATCTGGCCCAAGCCTGCGAGCAGTCCGTTGACCAGGCCGTTGACCAGCATGTTGCCGAACTCTGTGAAGCGGCTCGGCAGATCCACGCCGAGGTAACTCATCACGCCGGCGAAGGCCTGGTAGATCAAACCAATGGGGCTGAAGTTGGCCAGCGTGGTGAGGATGCCGCCGATGCCTCCGCTGAATCCGGCTTTGATCTCTGTCCAGGCATTGGCGAAGTAGAGCTTCACCGCGTCCCAGTTGGTGTAGATCAGGTAGGCCGCGCCGGCGAGGATGGCGACCACTGCGCCGATGGCCAGAGCCACCGGGTTGGTAGCGAGCCCCCACATGGCGATGCTGACGGTACGCAGGGCGGTCACCAATGCGCCGCTGAGCGTGCTGGCGAGCAGTCGAACGCCCTGACCCAGCAACGGGAACGCATTGCGTGCCAGGCCGGTGATGGTGGGGAACAGCTTCTGCATGATTCGCAGCGTGCCACCACCCTGCATGCCGAACATCGCCATGCCGTAGCGAACCACGGCAAACGGGCCGAGCAGGCTGGCCATGCCTATAGCCAGACCACCGAACACGAACGACAGGCCTGCGACCAGAGCCACGACTTTGACCAGCCCGCCGGCAAGTTTAGGATTCTCCCGCGCCCAGGCGCCAACCTTGTTCGCGACTTCGCCCAAGGTGTTGATCAGCTCTTTCAGGTCGGGCGCGACAGCGGCGCCGAACTCGGCCATGGCATTGGTGAAGCTGCCCTCGGCGGCTTCCATGACGTTGGTCAGGGTGCTGAGTTGTTCATTGACGCGGGTGCGCAGGTCGGCCTGGTTCTGGAGCTTCTGCTGCACCTCTTTGTAACCCACCAGCCCCTTGTTTATCATGGTGTTGAGGGTGGTCATGGTCTCCGAGTCATCACCGAACAAGTCTTTGATGGTCTCGGTACGGTCTTCGTCGTTGAGCGTCTTGAGTTTTTCGACCTGGGCGAACAGGTTCTCCAGACCGGCGAAGTTACCTTTCTTGTCGGTGAACTTGAACTGAATCTTTTGGCCTTTCAGTTGGCGGATCTTGTTGACGTCGTCAACCTTGTCCTTGTTCAAACCCGCCTGGAAGATTTTACGGAACGCGTTACCGGCGGCGCCGCCTTCCATGCCGGCCTGGTCCATCATGATCAGCAGCGGTGCCAGTTCGTTTGCTGCCTCGATCCCTGACTTCTTGATGGTGTCCATCACCGGGGCGATCTTGCTGAAGCCCTGGAGCATGTTGGTCGAGTCAACGCCCGAGTAGAAACCCCGCTGGATGGTATCCATCAGCGCCATCATGTCTTTCTCGGTGGTGCGCGTGGCGTCCTGCATCTTGGCCGCGAACTCGGCGGCTTCGGCTACCGGCATTTTCAATTGCACGCCCAGGTACGCGGCCGCTTCGCCGGTACCGCCGAGGATGCTTTGCGCGCTGAGACCTTGGCGCCGAAGCATGGTCATCATTTCTTGAAAATCAGCAGTGGTGCCAGGCAAGCGGTCGCCGAGTTTTGTGGCGAGGTCGGTGATCTTCTGGAAGTCCTCGGCCACCTTGCCGGTGTTGTCCATCATCGACACTTTCAATTGCGTCGCAGAGTCTTCGTTCGGGGCGAACGCTTCAACGGTCTGTTTCAGCGGGCGACTGATCGCATAACCCGCGCCCAAACCGGCGGCGCCGTTGACGGCCATGTCGCTGGCCAGACTTTGGGTTTTCTCTAACCTGCTGCGCTCTATTGCCATTCGCTTCTGTTGCGCATTCAGGGCTACCAACCGTTTGCCTTGTTCGCTGATCGTGGCATTGGTGGCGCCGATCTGCTCGCGCAGCTGGCGTTCGTGGGTGCCGAGGTCTTTGGTGCTGATCCCTGCGCTGTACAGCTTCGAACGCAGGGTCTGCAACTGTTCGGACTGCTGCTGGTGCTGTTCCTTGAGCCGCTGTGCCTCGCGCACGGCCGTGCGGAAGTCCTTGGCCATGGCCTTGGTCGGAACACCGGTGGCAGCAAACTGTTGGCTGAGTGCCCGGACTTTGTCGCGGGCTGAGGTGAGGGCGGTTTCGGTCTGCTCAGCGGCGGCGCGCTGGGTGCGCCAGGCGCTGACGTCTTTCTGTTGGGCGTTGAGTTCTTTGAGGCGGTTGCGGGCGTCTTTGAGTGCGCGGGCAGCACCGATGCTGCCCTTGTCGATTGCCTTCAGGGGGCCGCTTGCGCGGTCGATGGCGTTGAGCAGCACCTGAAGTTTTAGATCATTCGCCATCGGTGGAACTCCGCACCCTGGCGCGCTCGCGCCAGTCCATCAGTTCTTGCAGGCCCAACTGGTCCATGTCAGCCGGCGCCCAGTGAAAGACCACGGCCAGATCGGCCATGGCGTCTTCTACGCAACGAGGGAGGCGTCCATCCTCACCGACTTCTGCAACAAAAAATGGGCGACCTTGTTGCCGCAAGCGAGCAGGTCGGCCGGGTCCATGCCGGCGGCTTCCGGTGCGGTGATGCTTGGCGAGGTGATGCGTGGCAGTACCTTGAGCAGGGCGCCGACATCGAGGTTCAGCAGATCCACCAGGTGGACGCCGCGCAGCTCGCCGGACTGAGGTTTGCGCAGGGTGAGGCTGTCGATCTGATTCTTGCCGCGCAGGATCGGCGTATCGAGGAGGACGGTGTTGTCGTCGACTGCTGGCAGGGTTTCGACGGTGTTTTCGGTTTTCATGGAATGCTCCGGTGGTCAGGGTTGAAGGTGGATCAGAGGCCGATGGCAGAGCGCTGTTTCTCCAGCATGTCCACGCCGTTGACCTTTTCGATGAAGTTGAGCAAGTCGATCTCGATGATGTCCTCGTTATCGACGACCAGCTTGTAGTAGCTGCAAGTGGTGGTGATGCTGTGTTCGGTGTCTTCACCGGGGGCCGCGTCGCCCATTTCGATGGTTTCGTGACGGCCACGGACGATGATTTCCACGGCACTGACTTCACCCGTGTCGTCCTGCTGGAAAGAGCCAGCGAAGCGCAGTTGCACGCCGGACGCGTTGACGCTGCCGAACTGTTTGAGCGCGATCAGATCCAGGCCGCCGGTCTTCCATTCGAACTGGATGCCGTCATCGGAGAATCCGAGGTCCGCCTTGACGGGGCCGTTCATGCCGCCCCCCCGGTAGCTTTCCATCTTGCGTCCGAGCGGTGGCGGGGTGACGCTCTTGGCAACGCCCTGGTAGGTGTTGCCGTCGTTGAACAGGTTCATGTTTTTGAGTTTGCGAGGCATGGCCATGGCGTTGGTCTCCGGGGTACGGACTCCCCCTCAGGGGAGCGCCGAATCAGGCGTTCACTTTGCTGGCGAACTGGATCAGGTAGCGGTCGGTGATACGCTGGCGAAGGGTCAGGTCTTCCAGCGGCGGCACGGGCGTGTAGTCATAATCGAGGTAGAGCTTGCCGGCCTTGAGCATGTCCTTGTCGTTGATCTCTTCCGGGTACCAGCAGTCGCCGCCGATGAGGTAACCGCTGCCGACCATCTCGCGGAATTTGGCCTTGATGCTCTCGATCATGTCGCGCACCAGGGAAGGGTGCATGGGTTTGTCCACGGCCCACATCTGCGCCTCGGCCATGGTGTCGGCGAGTATCTGCGCAGTCCGGGTGTAGTTCTCGAAAGCGAACAGCGGATCGTCGCTGCACGTGCGGCTGCCCCAGAAGCGGAAGCCGCCCTCGTTGATCAGAGTGGTGACCTCGTTTCCGTTGAGGTAGTTGGCATCGGTAGCCGGGTTTTGTAGATCCCAGAACACGTCGGCGCTTATCCCGGTGACGCCATTCACCGCGACGTTGGAGAGGGTTTTGTGCCAACCCACTTCCTGATCGATCTTGGCTCGCAGGCCGAGGGCTCGGGCGATGGCCGAGGCCTTGACGGTGGCGTTGGTGACGGTGTCCCAGTTCTGGAAGTCCGGCCAGATCACCATGGCTTCCCGGGCGCCGAAGTTTTCGCGGTAGGCGACGGCTTCTTCCTTGGTTTTGCAGTCCCAGGCACTGACGTAGCAGAAGGCGCGCAACTGCTGTCCGATGCTCACAAGCGCGGTGGCCACCGGTTGGCTGTCCAGTCCTGGCACGCCGAGGATGCGCGGCACCATACCGACCTTGGCCTTGGCGGCAAGCAACGCTTTCATGCCGGTGTACTTGCCGTCGGCGGTGGTGGTGCCGATCAGGGCGCTGTTGGTTTCTGCCTCGGTAGCACCTTCCTTGACGCGCACGACGATGGTGTAAGGCCGGGTCTGGTCGGCGATACCTTGCAGGCTCGCCGCTAGGGTGCCTTTCACACCGGCCTTGCCGATGGCGGTCTGCACATTGGTGAGCAGCACCGGGGTATCAAAAGGAAAAACGGTGGCGTCGGCATCGTCGGCCGTGCAGACCATGCCGATAACAGCGGTGGGGATGGTGCGAATGGGGCGGGTGCCGTCGTTTAGTTCGAGCACCCGCACGCCGTGTAGATAATCGGCCATGGTTTTGCCTGCGCAGTAAATGGGATGACAGTGCACAGGCTGCCGCGCGCGCGCCGGATGGGCGAGCGCGTGGCGTTGTAGTGGGCGGTGTTACAGGAGGCGAAAATCTATAAGGCGTTACGCGATCACTTCGCTTAACCAGCTCGGTGCTGGGGGGCGATGCTCTGCGAAGGGAAACTCTCCCGCTTCCGGCCAGTTGCGAAGGGCGCGGCGGTAAGCCTGAAGCTCGGCGTATTGCTCACCTGTAAGCGATGTCGGCCCGCCTTCCTCAAGTTCATCGCGATGACGTGAAACCAACGGATCAGCAGACGTCAACTTCCAATCGCGCCAAGCACGTTCGGCGGCGGCCAGCACCTCAGGACTAGGCGGTGGCCGATTGACCAAGACAGGGCAGCCAGACTCGTCAGCCGCGATGACCATTCCGGCAGACTGCCCAACCATCAGCTCGAGATAATGCTCAGCAGAAATCTCGACGCCTCCCTCGGGAATTGAGTCATTAATAGTGGTGTCGTAGAACCCAAGGTCGGCAGCGTTAAAAAACTTCATTTCAATACCCCCACGCGCGCCAAGTTACGACTTGCGCCGACGAAACGGTCGGCCCCGTGTTCGCGTTTATAGCAATAGTGCTAAGACTGCCGGCGATCTTTCGAGCCCCCGCAATTGCGAACTCGCCAGCCCCCGCTAACAACGAATAGGACGAGGTGGCGATGACCCCGAGAACCGCGTTAGGAAAAGCAACTGGAAGCGAAATGGCCTGCTCGGCGTTGTCGTTGACGGTTAGCGTCCCCCACTGCTCGATAAGACCCGATGGGAACTTTTGGTATCCGTTAGCACCGAGCGACGAAGCGCCGGAGCCACCAACCGCTGAGTAGATACCATTGCCAAAGACAATGAACTCCATCATCACCCCAGCAGCGAGGACGATGGTAGGCCCTGACGGGGTGTTGTTTGCGCCGGCGATGGTTCCGCCACCGGCTACCACCACCGCGACCGCGCCGGTTGTTGATGCGGCGATAGCGAACTTTGAGCCAACCGGCAGCGTTGATGTAGCCGGTAGAGTTACCGTTGCAGCGCCGTTTATCGTGATGTACTTACCCACATCGCTCAGGGGCAGCACGGTGGAGCCTGAATAAACCGAGACACCCGCGAGGCTACCCAGCGAGCGCTGCACAAATTCGGTCGTGGCAAGTTTCGATGAGTTATCAAATTGCGGCTGTGTGTTGGCAGTCGGGTTTACCAATGCCGGAGCGTTGATTGGCGCAAAGCCTTGCGTCACGTTCTGAAACGTCAGCGCCGTAGTGCCCAGAACGATTGTCCCGTCCGTGATCAACTGCCAACGAGTATCAGCCAGGGTTGCGCCTTGCTCGACCGACACCAGCAGCGCCGAGGTCACTTCTGCATTGCTGTCAGCGTCCGCCGCCCTGGCCCACGCACCAGTCGTCGGCACAACGTATATGCCATTGTCTTTAGCCAAGGTCTGGTTTTTCACCAACACCCTATCGCTGGCCGCCAACGCGACACCGTCGATGGTCTGCAACCCCGTTAACGCAATGTTGGCCGTGGTGGCGACTCGCACCGACTGCTTGCAGTCGAGCTTGTACAGCTCTTCGAAAATCTTCGTGTCGACGTATTCGCGAGTAGCGAGCACAACCGACGGATCAATCTTCAACTGAATGTTTGACGTGCCACTGGTGATGACGTGCATCCGCACGACCTGGTTGCGGCCAGAACCTTGTGCGAGCAATGGTTTATAACTTGGCGCCACGTTGGCCACGGCCGAGAACACGCCGTCCTTGTCCTCGAGCGCCAGTTCGCGAATCCACCACCCGCCAACATCAGGGGGCAGCACCAGCTCGGCGATGAGGACATTGTCGTCGGTAGGGGATACGCGCAGTTGGTTGAGCTGCGCGCGGTACCGCTGATTGATCAACTTGGTTTGTGCGGGGCTGGGCACGGGATCGGTACCGTTGGCATCACCGATCAGCATGTAACGCGGTTCCCAGGGAATGCCGAGGGCGTCGCAGTTGGTTTTCTTGGCGGCGCCCAGCGTCGTCAGCATGCCGCCGAAAATAGAGTTCTGATCAACCATGGGGATACACATCCAGTTCGTCGAGGGTGTAAAGGCTCACGCCGTAGTAGCCCCGGACTGATACGTCGATATCCGGATTGTTCCAGGGGTACACGTCGATTTCGTCTCCGTCGTAAACGGCGAAGCCAACGAAGGCGTCGAGTCGGGTTTCAAGGACGATGTCGAGGCCGGTCAGGTGCCGGGTGAGGGGCTTGGCGTCGTCGATCAGCCACACCAGTTCCTGGTACATCGCTTCGGTGATGCCGGAGTCGAGGACACCGATGCGCAAGGCGAACGTACCGGGCGTGCCGGGTGGCGTGGTCTGCCACCATTCCGCAACCTCGATCAGATAGCCCAATGGTTCGACCACGCGTCGTAGCGCGCCGATGGTGCCCTTGTGCGAGTGCACGTAGTAGGCGGCTCGACAGGCTGCGCGCTTTGCGGTTTCCGTCCACTTGCTGTCCCAGCGATCCACAGAGAATGCCCACGCCAGGTACGGCAGCAGGGGCAGGGGACACTTGTCCGGGTTGTAGAGTGTGCGAAGGGGAATGGGTACGCGCTGGATCTGTGCCAAGGCTTCGGCGGCGTGACGTTCCAGTGGTGTCGAGTTGCCTGGCAACAGCGGTTGGTAGGCCATCACTCAACCCCCAACGCCAATTCAATTTTCGTGCAGTACGGCGCCTGGTATTTGGTGGCGACGATGTCTTCCCAATCCTCCAGCACGACCTTGCGTACGCCCTCGACGTGAAGCGCGGCGTGCACGATCGATTCGGAAACCTCCAGTGCCAGGCGCCGCCGTTGGTGCACGAACTTGAGTAACTGTGCTTCGGCAGCGGCGAGTACAAGTTCGGTTTCCGGGCCACTGGTCAGCGGGTAAATTTTTGCTTTGACCTGGTAGTTGATGATCTCCGCGCCCTGGACCGTCAGGCGATCCGCGACCGGTCGGCGGTCGTCGTCGCTGAGGTAAGCCTCGACCTTATCCAGTAGGGCTTGTGAAGCGGTGCCATCGCCCAGCACGGATTGCACCGTGACCACCGCTTCGGCCGGCGCCGGACTCTCTGCGGTGGCATCGGCGACCTGACCGTCAGCGGAACGAGCGTGGAATATGTAAGCGTTGCGAGGGCCGGCGGTGCTGAGGCCTTCCCATGCCATCTGCGCACGCTCGCGCAGGCTGTCGTCGCTTTCCATCAGCTTGGGTAAGGGCGGCACAGCTGTAGGGTTTGCGGCTTGAATGACCAGTCGCTTCACATTGAAGTTGGCAGCGAGCTGTTCGAGGTCGGTGCCTTTGGCCAGGGCGAGCATGTTGGCAACGGAGGCTTCGTTGACCCGCTGCCGCCAGATGGTTTCGCGGTAGGCGTTCTCCTCGAGCAGCTTGGTCAACGGCTCGGACTCCATGTTGAGGCGCGCGGTAATCTCAGGCTGTTCCTCAACCGGCCAGAGGCTGATGGCGTGGGCCTTGCGTTCGGCGAGGATCTGCTCGTAATCGATCTGTTCGACGATCTGCGGCGCCGGCAGTTGGCCGAGGTCGATGGCAACAAAACTATTCATACGCTGCCTCCCAGTTGCAGAGGCACGCTCAGGCTCAGCGGCTGATTGTTATCGACAATGGTGCCTTCGAACTCCAGCGACGCTTGGCCCTGAAGGTTCGCGCCGATGAACTGGATTCGGCTGAGGCTGATGCGGGTTTCCCAGCGCATCAGCGCCATGATGGTGGCAGCGTAGACCTGCAAACGGGTGAAGTCGTTGAACGGCTGATCGACCAGCTCAGGCAGCAGGCTGCCGTATTCACGGCGCATGACGCGGGTGCCGATGCGAGTAGTTAGGATGTCGGTGATGGACTGGGCGATGTGTTCGACCTGGCCGAGGGCCGCGCCGGTTTCTCGGTTCATTCCGGTTTCCCCGTCTTCGCGCCCCCGGCCACGACACCGCCGTGTGGGTGGTTGACCAGGCTGATGTTGGCCGCGACCACGTCCACGGAAACGGAGACCTTGCCGGTGACGTTCTGGTTGCCGGTCTGGGTGTAGTCGCCTTCGTGGGTGATCGGGCCGACGATGTGGATGCCGCCCGTGCTGGTCAGGTTGGTGGTGCCGCCTTCGGCCAGCGTTACGTTGAGGTGGTGCGCGACGCTGTCGTACTCGATGACGGTGCCGTCGCGGTAGGTGCAGCGGTGCAGGCCCTCGCGGTCGCCGTTGGCGGGGATCTGGTCGCTGAACAGCCCGGTCAGTACGATGCCGTTGCCGAGCTGGCCGGAGGGGCTGAACAGGATGACCTGTTCGTTGACGGTGGGCGGGTTCCACTCACGGTCGGCACCTGCCCGAGCGGCGATCCATGGGAGCCAGCCGGTGGTAAGCGATCCGGTTTTGACCTGCACGCGCGGGGGCTTCATCTGGACGGCAGCGATGGTGCCGAGGCGGATGAGGTTTTCGATCAGGCGGGCGAGGGTGGCTAAGTCGTTCATGGCGCCGATGGTGTAAAGTCTCGGCATTACTGTAAATTACAGACCAATGTATCGAGCACGTTTACAACTAACCAAATAAAATCGGCGGAAATAATGACGACATTTATAAAAGAGCGAAGATTTGGTAGTGCTCAGGACTTTCTGAACGCGTTTATGCCTTGGGCTGAGGATGCTGGACTTGAGGGTTTTATATTTAGGGGTCATTCTAATTCAAATTATGAGCTAGTTCCGACGTCATTGAGGTGTGGGGGGGCACAGGAACTATGGAAGTCTTCGAATGCTTATTTGAAATATGATGGGAGTATTTCTGATGATGCTTATTCGTTGGCGTATGTGGAATATCAACTTATAAGGGATTTTTATCGCATGGCGGATGCGAGAGGGTTAGATGTGCCTAGTTCGGATCGGCTACGAAAAAGGCTTCATCAAAATACGGATTTACATACAATGGCGGCTTGGCTCGATGGTGATGAGTGGTTACCTTCAGATATGCTAGAGACAGCGGGGTTAGCACAGCATTATGGGATCAGTACTAGGTTGCTAGACTGGACATATAACCCGTTTGTTGCGAGTTTTTTTGCTTCCAAGTCTTGTGTTAATTCTGATGGTGACCTGTGTATATGGGCTATGAATGCTAAGGAGCTTGGGCTGATTGAACATGTTGAAAAAGATTTTCCCTTGAAAATGATTACGCCTCACTATAGTGGTAATCCTAATTTGGCCGCCCAGAATGGCTTGTTTACTCACTGGTCAGTTAAGCTCCCATCGATCGAGACTTTCACGCTGGGCCCTAATAGTGCTCCGCCTGTTGATAGGCGATCTCTTGATGTTTTGATTAATGAGTATGTAGCTGGGCTAGTAGACGGGCGGCATGAAAAACTTTTCGTGAAAATGGTTCTGCCGAGATCTGAAACAGTGTCCCTGGCTCAAAGTATTAGAAAGCTGGGTTATGGCCCGTCGAGGATTTTTCCCGGATACGATGGTGTTGCTGCAGAACTAAAGGAAAGACATCTACTTAAAAGGCATATAAAAAACCATATAATTAAGTAGTTCGTCACGAATGAGATCCAAGTCAGCGTCGGTGAAACCTAATATCTCTCTTTTATCATAACGTATGTCAGGTGCATCTCGTGCGGCCCGGTCGTTCATGCCGTACTGATGCACTCGGGCAATACGGGCTATCCTCCCGGTGAACCCGACACTTATTCCGTTACCGTCGCCTTGTACCCTCAAGAAGCTGGCCGTTCGTAGTTTCTGAAACATTCTTGCTTTCCGTTTCAGTCTGCCTTGCTTGCCCCGCAGATTCCGTTGCTTTCGCGGCGCGTACTTGCTGCCATCTGGGTTCTGCTGCTCAATGATTCGTTGCTGCTGGCTGCGACGTAATGTTTGGCCAACGCTGCGGGCCAGCTTGTTGCGCGATGCAGGCTCCAACTGCCCAAGCAATCCCGCTGCCCAATCTTCCAGCGCTTCCAGTCGGTTTGTCATTTCGGCAGCACCCATTCGCTCCCGGTACCCAGCGCACCAGGTATCCAGTTCGGATCGAGAAAGTCAGCCGCCCGTTGCGGTTCACCGGGATGGCGAATAGTGGTGTTGCCCTGGTCATCCTTGCCCACCACCACACGCTCCGTTAGCGGCAGCGTCAGGCTCATATCCACTTTGCTGTTGTCGAGAATGTCAGCCTCAAACTGAATGCCGTCAGCGGCCTTGCTTAGGTTCTCCAGCAGTTCGGACTGGTGGACGCTCAGCCAGCCGAGCAGCGGCAGCATGACGCTGTCGGGGTGGCCGGCGAAGTCCGTGAGGATGACCTGTAGATCGAAGCTGTACTCGAACGACAGCGTGTGCGCGGCGGTGCAGCGGATCTTGCCGTTGTCGATGAAGATCAGCAGCCGGTCGGGGTTGTGCTTGAGTTCGGACACCGTAGCGAGCAGGTGAGCTTTCAGGCTGTCGGGCTTGTTCATGGCTGAGCCTGTTGGTGTTGGTAAACCATATCGACCTGGCTCGCACAATCTGCCCAGGCGGCTTCGACGCGGTCCTGATCGGTCAACTGATCGCCGTTACTGCGCGGGCTGGTCGCGGGTAGCGTGCAAGGCACCACGGCCGGACAGCCACTGACGATAAGCATCGGCGCCGGTGAGGGCGGGGCGCTCGCGCAGCCGGCGAGCAGCATCAGGTAAAGGCTGGTCAGCCCAATTGCGTAGGTCGGCGTTTTCACGTTTCAGAGCCTCGATGGTGAGTTCGCGCTTTGCCAGGCCTTGGCGCAGTTGATCCTGCTGCGCGCGCAGAGTGGTCTGGGCGTTGCGCTCCTGTTGCAGGTTGGCGCGCAACGCGTTGGCATTCACGAGGTTGCGCTCGGCATCTTTCCGGGCGGTGGCTGCATCCTTCTCAGCCAGTCGGGCGTCCTTGTTCGCTCCGCTGATGCGCAGTTCCTGGCACCAGATCAGCAAGCCCAACGCCGCGAGTAGCACGACGCCCAGCAGGGCCTGGCGCAAAGTACTCACGCCCGGTACCAACCAAGTTTGTTCATGGCTCCGATATCCAGCTGCTGCACCGGGCCGCGAATGATGATGACTTTGCGCTCTGGCATCTGAACGTAGAGCGCGTCGCGCAACAGCTCCATGTCGTGGTAGTCGCTGTCCGGTGGTACCACCAGAAGGTCACCGTCCTGCACGTTCAATCGTTGCACAGCATCGAAGTCGATCATGCCGCCACCACCTGACCGCAACCGCAGTCGTCGTGCCGTTCGTAGGCGCGCTGGAGCTTGATGTCATACAGGTTCCGCTGGTAATCCGGCCCGTTGTAGAGCTTGGCGAACTCGGCCCATTTGCGGCCCTTCAGTGCCTTGTGCAGCGCCGGGTCGGTTTCGATGAAGCGGACGAAGGCGTCGAACTGCTGCGACTCGCCCGCGCTCATGGCGGCGACGAAGTCCTGAACGCTGCTGTAGCCCAGTCGCTGCCAATGAAAGCCCATGATCTGGAAGGCGCCCCAAGAGGCGGACTCAAGCGCGGCCGTGTCATCGATCAGGCGAGCGGTGGCCAGGCGCTGGTGTTCGGCGCCGCCGCCGGCGTAGCCACCGGATTTCGGATTGACGATGGCCGGGTTGCTCGCGGCCAGTTGGTCGGCGTGCTGCTTGAGCGCGGCAGCATCATCGCCCTGGTGGCGAACCTTCGACAGTTGTCGGTACATGACATGCCGCTCGAACAAGATGACCGGCTTGCTGTTTTCGAGGAAACCGGTGCCTTTCGATTCCACTTCGTTGACCGCGTAGACGCTGGCGAGCGGGACGCCGAGGCGTTCGGCTGCGCTGAACAGGTCGGCGTTCTTCAGCAGCAGCTGGCAATCGTTGCCGGCGAGCGCGCCTTGCGTCTTGCTGCCGGCCACACCATCGACGACCAGACCGACTTTGAGCTGATAGGCGCGCACGGCGGCTTCGGTGTGATCGCCGAAGTCACCGTCGATTTCCAGCTTGGCGCCGTGCTGATTGAGGTTCTTTTGCAGCATGCGTACCGCCTGCGAGCGGTCGCCGTGGCGAAGTGTGGTCATAGCTGTTCTACCTTGCGGTTGAAAATCTTCTTGGCGGCAGCGCGGGTGCCCTCGACGCCGAGCAACCCGATGACCCCGCCGAAGAACGGTGCAGTCGTGGCCGGTATCCCCAGCAGCGAGAGCCCGTGACTGGCAGACAGGGCGAGCGCGCCGCAGAGTGGGGCTTCGATCATCATGCGGCGCACGGTGCCGCCGCCGTAGATCACGCGCAGGCTTGCTATGACCAGGGCCAGCAGGCCGGAGTAGATGGCGGGCCAGTTCTGTTCGAGCCAGGCGGCGAGCCAGGCCCAGGTGTCGGGACGGTCAGGCATGCGTTTCATTCCATGATCCAGGGTGGTTGGGTTCAAGGGCTCGGTGCGCGTGGGTCAGTCCCATAGGTGCACCATCTGCCGTTGTGGGGCTGCGGCCTGGGCTTCCGGCATCTGCACCAGAAGCCCTTGCGGCAAGGTCGGGCCGTGGTTGGCCAGTCCCGGGTTGGCTTCGAGTACAGCCTCGGTCACGCCGGCGGTGCGGCCGTAGTGGCGCCAGCAAAGGGCATCGACGGTGTCGTTCTGTTGGGCGCGGATGCTGACGGTCATCAGATCAACTCCACGGTGGTGCGGCCGAGGCCGAGGAAGTCGCGCACGGCCCAGCGTTGATCGCGGCGCAGTTCGTCGATGCTTGGGGTCAGTTCTTCAGCGTTCTGGTTGCCGCTGTTGGTGCTGTCGTAAGAGCGGTAGCGCTCGCAAATCTCAGCGCCGGTCGCGGCGTAGATCGCGCGTTGGTAGAGGTGGACGCGCTCTGAAACACCCTTGATCAGTTCGGCCGGCACTTCGGCGAGGGTGGCGTGGCCGTTGGCCTGTTGAGCGCGGCGCCATTCGGCGAACTCGCGGTTGACGCTGATCGCGGCGGCGATGGTCGCAGTCTCAAGGCGAATCGGGGTGACGCTGGCATCGATGCGCAAGGTGCCGCGCACGTCGTCCAGATCGATCGATGGCCAGAAGGGGTCGGTGTTGATGTGGCCGGCCGGGGATGTGGTGCCGGTTCCGCCCGCTACGAATCCGCTCATGAATCTGCGCTCTGTTGTAGGTCGCCGGTGGTCGGGGCTTCACGTTCAGGAGGAGCGGTCTGGCCGATCCGCCCCGAGCCGGCGGGGTGCGTGGGGACGCTCGGTTAGCTGCCAGTGGCAGCGAGTTTGTTGAGCAGGCGTTCGGCCCGCTCCAGATCTTTCTTGCCACCACAGGCGTCGTGCAGATCGATGGCTTTTTTCAACAGTTCGATACCGGCTTGTACCTGTCCGGGTTGGCCGGGTTTGTCGTCGGTGATGCCCTCCAGCGCCGCGCGGCCCATGGCCAGGAACAGCTTGGCGCGCGCCTGATCCGGCATGTCCTCTGTGTCGGTCAGTTCGGCGGTGCGATGCAGGATGGCCAAGTCGAACGGTTCGCCGACCTTCTGCGCCTTGAACGCGGCGGTCGCTACTTCCTCGGCGACCAGGCAGCCGAGGGTGCGGGCGAAGCGGTCCGGCATGACCATCTTGTGTTGCAGCACGTACTGGGCGATGTCGAGGCCACCAGTGAAGTCGCCGGCGTCGAAGCGCCAGACCATGACGGTGGTCATCACTTCATCCTGCGCACCTTGACCGGCCTCCAGCACGCCCTGCACGTAGGGGATGTATTCGGGCAGCAGCTGACGTTTGAGTTCGGCCTTGCCCTGGTTCGACTGCACCTGTTTCAGGCGCAGGCGGTCTTGCAGCAACTGGTTGAGTTGGTGCTCGTAGGCGGTGGCGCCGGCCATGGTCTGGGTGGGTTCGGTCGCTGCCGCCTCAAGTGCGGCAGTGACACGTTGGAAGTGCTGCTTGGCGAGGCTGCTGGCCATGGCTTACGCCCCCTCAAGCTCGATGTTTTCGATCAGGCAGCCGAGGCCGTAATCCTCGACGACGTAGGCGTCGTTGCTGGATTCGTAGTTCTCGATGCGGTTCTTTTCTGGCGCTTCTTTCACGTAGCGTCGGCGTCCGCCGATCTGCCAGTAGATGGCGAGGTTGGCTAGCGATGTGACCAGCGCCGCACCGTCCGGCACGTACGGAACTTCGACCGGTTGCTTACCGCCCATGCGCTTTTGCGAAAGGATCATGTCGGTGGCCAGTTTCTCGGACGCTGGCTGTTCCTTGTTGATCAGCGGGAAGTACTTATCGTGCACCAGGTTGCTGCCGAGGATGACCACGATGCCCGGATCCTTGCGGTGCCACGGATCGATGAGGTTGGCGACAGCGTCGAACACCAAGGCGTCGAGGTTGTTGTAGTCAGCCTCCGCGCCGGTTCCGATGACGATCTTGCCGGCGGCCTTGCCGTCCTTGAGGACGCGCGCCGAGGCGTTGGTGCGGTACTGCTGGAGCCAGCCGATGTTGACGTCCTGCAACAGCGGATTGGCCTGGCGGTCGGTGGTAGCGGCAACGCTGACGCCATTGAAACCGACCATGATGCGGTCGAGGGCCTGACGCTTGAGGATCGCGTCGCGCAGCCGTGCCTGGAAGTCCGGGAATTTTGCCCAGGCATCGAGCTGTGCGTAGCGGATGGCGGTGTCGAAGTCGGTGTGTTCGGCCTTGTAGCCCTTTTTGTCCAGCGACGACACGTCGCGCGGCTGGCGCACGCCGTTGCCGGTGGTGTCGGTGCGGCCGGCGATGGTGCTGCTGACGCCCAAGCCGACCTTTTCGCCTTGCAGTTCATCGACGCCGATGATGCCGATCTGGCCGAGGAATTCGCTGGATTCCTGCATGCGGGTTTCCAGCGTCTGCTGAACCGTCGGATCGACGGCGAAGGTGTTGGCGGTCGATGACACGCCATTGAGGCGCGCCACCTGGCTCAGGTAGGCGTTGAAGTGTTCGCGGGTATCGTTACGCATGAATGTCGTCCTTCGTGGTTCGGGGCTGTGGGTGGGCCGGCTGTCAGCAGTCGGTCATGACCTTGTCGCCACCGGTTACCGGAGGGCGGGTCTTCTGGTTGTGGTCCTGGGTGGTAGAGAGCTTGTTTTTCAGCTCGGTGAAGTCCTTGCTCAGTTGATCGAGCTTGGTGCTTACGCCCGCGGAGAATTTCTTCTCGGCGGCGAGTTGGTCGGGCAGATCCTTGACGTGATCGGCCACGGCTTCGACGGCATCGCTGATCTGCGAAAACTCGCTATCGTCCTTGACTTGCTTGCCCTTGAGCAGGTTTTGCACCTTGCTGAACAGCTGGGCGCCGATGCTTGGCTTTTCCTCGATCTCTTCGAATGTGAGTTCGGTTTCGACTGCCTCGGTGAACATTGAGGTCGCGGAGTAGTGGCGATCCTTGAAGGGGCTGACGTCAGGTTTCTGGGCTGAGAAAGCCAGGACGTCGGTGCCCAGGCTGGCCGGCGAATCGGTGACCGCCAGACCGACGATGTAGGCCTCGCCGGTGTCGGCGAAGCTGTCGTCGATTTCGATGGACGTATAGATTTTCTGTTTCGCCTTGTTCATGGCGATCAGGTCGGCAGTCGGCTCGACCTGGGCGAACAGCGCCAGTTTCTTTTGGCCGTTCACGTCCACTTCTTCGGTCTTCACGGCCAGTACGTCGCCGTAGGCCCTGAAGGGGCTGTCCGGCAGCAGGCTGCGAAAATGCTCCAGCCAGATGCGGGCGCCGTAGGTGGCCGGATTGAAGTTCTTCGAGGCCTGTTCCAGCCAGCTGCGTTTGATGGTGCGTTTGTCAGAGGTAGCGCCCTCGACGGCGACGCGGAACCAGTTACTGCGAAATTTCTTCATGCCGGGAATCCTCAATGCGTGGGCGCTGAAAGTGTTGCGATGAGGGGCATGGTCGTGACGCGCGCGAGTTGCGGCAACGAGGCGGGACTGTAGGGAAGGGGGCTACAAGGGGCGGCGCTATTGAGTCGCGGGCGCGGGCGGCAGCATCGCGGCCATGACTACGACCGCACTGTTGCCCATCGATCCCCGCCGCCAATCCAAGTTCTTGTACTGGATGGGTTGGCGCATCTGCGAGATTGCCGAGGCTACGGGCGAAAAGGAAAAAACGCTACACAGCTGGAAGGCCCGCGACGAGTGGGACCGGGCCGACAACGTCGAGCGCATCGGCGGGGCGCTGGAAGCGCGGTTGGTGCAGTTGATCCTTAAGGATGTGAAAAGCGGCGGTGACTTCAAAGAGATTGATCTGCTGCACCGCCAGCTCGAACGGCAGGCGCGGATCCAGCGCTTTCAGGGTGGCGGCACCGAAACCGACCTCAACCCGAACCTCGCGAAACGCAACGCCGAGCCGAAGAAAAAGGCCGTCAAAAACGAGATTGATGAAGATCAGATCGAGCTGCTGCGCGAGGCCTTTATCGACGGCTGCTTTGACTACCAGAAAGACTGGTACCGGGCCGGCAATCAGCGCACCCGCGTCATCCTCAAGAGCCGGCAGATCGGCGCGACGTACTACTTCGCCCGCGAAGCGTTCATCGATGCGCTGGACACCGGGCGCAACCAGATTTTCCTGTCGGCCTCGAAGAACCAGGCCTATCTGTTCCGGGGTTACATTCAGGCCTTTTGCCGCGAGGTGATCGGCGTCGAGCTGACAGGTGATCCCATCGTTTTACCCAACGGCGCCGAGCTGTTTTTTCTTGGCACCAACGCACGCACCGCCCAGGGCTATCACGGCAATTTCTACTTCGACGAATTCTTCTGGACGTTCAAGTTCGAGGAACTGAACAAGGTCGCCTCGGGCATGGCGATGCACAAGAAGTGGCGAAAGACCTACTTCTCGACACCGTCGAGCATGGCCCACGAGGCGTACACCTTCTGGACCGGCGAGCGCTTCAACAAGGGTAAGCCCGCAGCGCAGCATACGAAGGTGGACGTGTCCCACGGGGCGCTCCAGCAGGGGCGGTTCTGTGAGGACCGGTTGTGGCGGCAGATCGTCACGATTCTGGATGCGGAGCGGGGCGGTTGTGACCTGTTCGACATCGAGGAACTGCGCCGCGAGTACAGCCCCGAGGCGTTCGCCAACCTGCTGATGTGCGAGTTCGTCGACGACGGCGCGAGCATCTTCCCGCTGACCCTGTTGCAGTCGTGCATGGTGGACAGCTGGGTTGAGTGGGCGGAGGACTACAAGCCCTTCGCCATGCGCCCGTTCGGCGACCGTCAGGTGTGGATCGGCTACGACCCGGCCGAGACGGGTGACTGTTCCGGTCTGGTGGTGGTCGCGCCGCCGCTGGTGCCCGGTGGCAAGTTCCGCATCCTTGAACGTCACCAGTTTCGGGGCATGGACTTCGCCGCGCAGGCCGCGTTCATCAAAAGCGTCTGCGACCGCTACTGGGTAACCTACATCGGCATCGATGTGACTGGACTGGGCAGCGGCGTGGCCCAGCTGGTGCGTCAGTTCTTCCCCGCAGTGACCACCTTCAGCTACTCGCCTGAAGTCAAAACCCGCCTGGTGCTCAAAGCCTACGACGTGATCCACAAGGGCCGGCTCGAATTCGACGCCGGCTGGACCGACATGGCCCAGTCCCTGATGGCCATCCGCAAGACCGTCACCGCCGGCGGGCGCCAGTACACCTACACCGCCGGCCGTAACGACAACACCGGCCATGCCGACCTTGCCTGGGCGCTCTTCCACGCATTGCATAACGAACCGCTTGAGGGGCAGACGACTGCCAACACCGGGCGCATGGAGATTTACTGATGACCGAACAATTGGCCAACCAGACGTTACCCGCGACCACACCCGCCATCGGCGCCGGGACGCAGGTGTTTTCCTTCGGCGAGCCGACGCCGGTGCTGGGTGGCCGGGAGGTGTTCGACTATCTGGAGTGCTGGTTCAACGGGCGTTGGTATGAGCCGCCGTTGTCGCTGGGCGGGCTGGCTCGGTCAGTGGGGGCGAGCGTGCATCTGCACTCAGGGCTGATGTTCAAGCGCAACCTGTTGAGCAAGACGTTTATCCCGCATCCGCTGCTGTCGCGAGCATCGTTTGAGCAGTTCGCCCTGGACTTCCTGTGCCTGGGCAATGGGTACCTGGAGGGGCGACGTTCGCGGTTGGGCGGGGTGTGCAAGCTGGAGACGCCGCTGGCCAAGTACATGCGTGCGGGGCCGGACGGACAGTTTTACCAGGTGCGTGGGTGGAAGGATGAGCATGCGTTTGAGCCGGACAGCATTTTTCATCTGAGGGAGGCGGATCTACATCAGGAAATTTATGGGCTGCCGGAGTGGATCAGCGCGTTGCAGTCGGCGCTGTTAAACGAGTCCGCGACCCTGTTCCGGCGCAAGTACTACGAGAACGGGAGTCATGCCGGGTTCATCCTGTACATGACGGATGCGGCGCAGACAGAGGCTGATATTGATGCGTTGCGCAAGGCGCTGAAGGAATCGAAGGGGCCTGGCAACTTCCGCAACCTGTTCGTCTACTCGCCGACCGGCAAGAAGGACGGAATTCAGCTGATCCCCGTCAGCGAGGTGGCGGCGAAGGATGAATTCAATTCGATCAAGAATCAGACTCGGGATGACGTGTTGGCGAGCCTGCGGATTCCGCCGCAGTTGATGGGGATTGTTCCGCAGAACGCTGGCGGGTTTGGGTCGATTCGGGAGGCGGCGCAGATCTATGCGGCTAATGAGTTAGAACCAATTCAGATGCGAATGATGCAATTAAATGATTGGTTAGGTGGTGACGTTATTCGATTCAGCGAGCTTTCGTTTCCCAATGTGAAATAATAGGGCTGCAAAATATGCAGCCCCGTTTGTGAT